ACCAACAGTCATACCATCAGGATGTATCTGTGTGACTGGTATGTCATCGTAAGACAATAAACCTTTATTTACTAAATCTGCAACTATAGGGTCATTATCGAGAGTATATTGTTTTAGTACATCAGACTGATTAGCAGCAGGATATAATTCACCTAAACCCTCTAGACCCGAGAACTGATTAGAACCAATTATTTGGTCTTGAAAAACATTATTCTCAATTTGTGGATTTCCTGTAGAACTTAAAGGTTGAAACCTATCATCTGCTGTATCTATTCCAACAGGTTGATTAGAACCGGTTATTTGGTTCTGAAAGATATTATTTCCAGTTGGATAAGTTGGAAGACCTATTTGTGGATTTCCTTCAGCACTAGGATATAATTCACCTAAACCCTCTAAGCCTGATATAAGACCAGCATTCTCTGCCATTTTAGTATCCCACTCAAGAGGGCTTAAAACCTCAACTCTATCACTATCTATTAAACCAGCATCTATCGCAGCTTGTAAATCTGCAGTAGTATATGAATTTCCTGTCGGTAGACCTGATGGATTATTAGGGTCATACCCATAGTCTGTAAAATTTCCTAAATTAGGGTCTATACCTGAGCCATAAGGGTCTATATTTAAACCCTCTAAACCTGAACCCATTTGGTTGTATGGGTCATTAACTGGAGTTGTAGCGGTATCTACAGTATTCATCATATCAGCACCAAAACCCATATTCTGTAATTGTTGTGCATCAGAACGTATGCCTAATACTAGATTACCGGGATAATCAAACATACCGGCATTTGGATTCTCTGCTCGCCATTTAGCGTGGTCCTTTCTGTATGCCGCCCAATAATCATCTGATGCCATAGCATCTTCTGCTGTAGCATATACAGGACCAGTTTCATATTCGCTGCCAGATGTTGGTGTTGGTGTTGGTGTTGCTGGTTGCTGTGGTGTTGTCGGTTGAGTTCCAGAGTATGGGAAAGATTGATACCAAGGTTGTCCCATATCGGGACTCATCCACCAAGGTGAATCTTGAGTACCTCCATAACCACTTCCGTATGGATAATCTATCTGACCGAAGCGGTATGGATTATAAAAGCCTCCACTACCTGTCTGATAAGGATTATTAAACATACCTGTCTGTTGTTCTCCCGGCAATCTATAATATGCGGGTGCTCCCCATACAGGATTTGGATTTATATAAGGTGTTCCACCATTAAATATGTTATTACCCGTTATACCAACACCACCCCAAGGTTGGTTAGGGTCAAAACCGGGAACTTGGTCTAAAGTCCACCCACCAGTTGGATTACTATTAATAGGTGGCGTACCACCATTAAATATGTTATTATTACCACTACCACCAGCATCTGGGTCATAATAAATACCACCCGGGTCGTGTATACCGCTGAGACTAGCATTATAAGGTATACCATCTAATCCTAATTTCCAGCCGGGGAGTAGATTGCCAGCAGAATCATAACCCCTCCTATTAACTATATTACCAGTATTAGAAGTACTATTATTTTGTGCCTGAATTTGAGCCACTGGGTCATTCGGCATAGATGCCGCTGTTGGAAACATTGTATTTAGACCTTCTAATCCACTTGGGTTATTCGCAGCTGAAACAACTGATAATGTCCAATCACTACTTGGAGGTGTAAAACTAGCATTCGGAGCGTCATAAGTTTCACCTGTTACTGTATTAGTCCAAGGAGTCGGTTGCCAGCTCCCATAATCGATTAGAGGACCTTTTATTGGATTTTCTTTAATAACAGGGTCTAATTCACCCAGACCTTCTAAGCCTGATGGTCCAAATTCACTAAATCCGTAAGGGTTATTGTATTTCATAGCCTCTCACATAAGTTTGAACAGAAACTAGCTTAGCTAAAGCACCACGTTCTTTTTGTACTCTAATAGGTATTACCATCAGTTATATGTCCTTTAAGTTAAATTTTGTGCTATATTACAGTACATCTTAGTGCCGTCTGAGACACATTTAATTAAATCTACCTTACCACTTCCTGAAGTTATAGTGGGGTCATTACCTCCAATGAATGAAAAATCACTGCTGAAAGTAATATCATAAGCTCCTGTATTCTTAACTAAGAATGTTGCCTCTACACCCGATGTCATATTAGAGACATCAAGCTGATAATTTCCTTGTACACTAACTATAAATACATTAGTATTAAGCAAATTAGCTGTTTGAGCAGAAGCTAGTGTTATAGTCTCAGAAGCCGTAGGATGAGCTTTAGTGAATGTTTGTGGCGAAGCTAGGGTTACTATCTCCTCACCACCTACAGTCCCTGTAGTAGCCGTTAAGGCGTTACAAGTAAAATTCTCTGAAGCATCTCCATTCACATCAGCTTTAGAATTAACTGCTGTCCTTACTGCTGTAAATTCAGTATTGAAATCATCTCCACTGATTACTTTTCCGGGAGCTGTATCTGCTAGAGCATCCTTTCCAGACCAACCTACTGCTATTGTATAATTACTCATAATGTTTTACCTTGTTTAAATAATAATGATAATGATTGTAGTGACGCTTTATAACCTTTAGATACTCCATCCCACTCCAATCTTATATATTTAGCATTCCCTGCTAATGGGATTGAATGTTCCTTCCATCCGTGTATCGGAGCATACTTAGATGATTCTGGGTGTGTCACAGAACTATGTGTATGTGTAGCTCCAGTAGCTCCATAAAATGAACCTGACTCTCCCCAATAAAAAGGTTCACCACTTAATGCAGGGTTGAGTTTAAAAGTAGGTGTAATCTTAGGTTCAGTTTCAAAATCCTTATACACCTTAACACCAACATCAGTACCCTGACCACCTGATACAACCATAATTAATCTTTTCAATATAGATGATTGAACTCCTTGTCCTAAGTCTAACCATACTGTAGCAAAGGAACTCGTATAACTATTATAAGTATATACATCAGAACCACTATAATCTACATCATAATAACCTTCATAAGTAGAAACCCTTCCTGACTGCTGTCCTACTAAAAGACCATAAGCTGAAGTATAAGCTAAACTAGCAGGTTCTCTATCATCTGTAAATTTCCATTTAGTTATCCTTGGTGTCTCTTTCTCTGTTTTATATGTAGTGTCAAAAACATAAGTGACATTTCTATCTACAAAAGATATTATATATAAGCCTTCATTCTGCATAAATACTGATTTAACATTTGTACTCGCATTTATGTTAGCTATAAGTTCATCTTTAATGGTTATAGATTTCTCTGTAAGAGGTAACTTATCTAATTGTGTAGTTCTATATAGAGACCTAACACCAGTATCAGATAAGAAATATAAGTCATCTCCGATACTTTGTATTGAATCTCTAGAAATACATCCAATACCCCCTATAACTTCATCTAAGGCTATATTATCTATATCATCAGGACTATTATATATAGCTATATTCTCTCTACCAAATATTACTAGCTTTCCTGCGAAAGAATGTATAGCTACAATATTATCTTGTCCCCAGACACTCTTTAAATCTATATAACCGCCGGTATCTGCAGTAGCCCATAAATGAGCATCTAATAACTTAGAATAATATAGAACATCATTCTCTTCAGATATACCGCCAGCCCACATCCTACCATAGAAACCCAACATACAACTTGGGTCGAAAGTAGATACTCCGGGAGGTGCTGTATATGAAGCATCATCTTTTAATTCATCCCAAGTGCTAGACTCATAATGTAGAGGGTCTTCACCATCTTGACAAGCAAATAATTCATTATTGAAGTTTACGAACTGCCAGTCTGAAGTTGTCGCTCCTGTGGCATAATCATTAATAAATGCATCGTCCTTGTCAGTTAAATCTATCTCATATATATCATTATCAATACCAGCAAATATCTTATATTCAGTACCATCATAATGCTCTACTAAAGCTCCTATCTTAGCACCACCATTTAGAGTCTTTTGTTTTAGACCCTTACGGAAGGCTACCTTACCACCTTCAGTATAGACAATATTATCTGCTGCTGTAAACCAATTAGGACTTAGTGCAGTAGCAGTAGTTTGTGTATCTATGCCATCTATGCCTATAGTATCTAATGGTATAGCTTGTATTGGTTTAGCTTCTAGTCCCATAAGTTATACTACAACCCAATCTCTCTCATACTCCATATTCCCAGCATCTAATTGTACTGCGAGATTTAAAGAATCTCTAGCCTCTGCAGCAACAACACTAGAAATACTGCCACCATCTTCACCTCGTTCTGAAACTGCTCGAGCCCACGCACCAAGAATTACTGGCTGTGAAGGGACTCTAAGTATCTGAGCCGCTGTGGTTAATTCTTTTTGAGCACCTACTATATTAACTGAAATAGTCTGACTAGAATCAGGAACAGGATAAAAATCAATATTAAAATCAGGCTCTCTTCCTGCCCCAGCCTGTGAGATACCATTAAAAGCATATTTAGTAGGCTTACCAGTAGATACACTCGTAAGTGGAAATACTTGTTCGTTAAGCCAATCATTAGTTACTTGAGCTAATACTTGTCCGGTATTTTGACATATAACATCTAATACTTTAAAAGTGACACCTGCTCCTCTAACCGAATCACCTAATGTATACTGCATATTACCTGATGATGTCTTAACATTAAAAGTCTCTCTCAATGCATTCCAATCGTGATAAGACTCTACATTCTTTTTAGAATCATTAACAAGCTCACCAATTAATTTCTGATAATCCGTTACAGTTACAGAGTCATATAAGTCTCCTGACCAATCTGAACCTATAGTATCTTCTCTGAGTCTTCTTAGTACACTATTTATAATCTCTCTAAATGTCATATTATCTTCCTTTTGCTAATTGTGCTCCGAAATAAAATTCTATAATCATAGTAGCCCACTTGAATATTTCATCCATCTTGAGTAATCCTTCTACAGAAGCATATTCTACTACATCTGGTGTAAGCTGTATTCCTAAGAAACTAAACCCTTCAACTATAGTAGGTATTACTGTAGGTACATCAAAATATATAGGTGCTACTTGAGTGAATATAACTAAACCTAAGATGACAAATATAATTACTCGTCTATTCATAGCAGCCATTGGACTCTCTTTGTCTGCTCTATCTCTTGCCATATTGATGGAATCATTCCTTACTTGGAGTGACTGTATCATCAACTTCTGATTCTCTGATGCTGCTTGACTCTTCAGAGCAAATAACTTAGCTACGAAACCTAAGATTATTGGTGCAACATTAGTGAGTAGAGTCATCATTAGTTTGTACTAATCTGGTATTTATGGATTATGTTTATCATCTGGTCTAACTTGGCATCTATCTTGGCGAACATCTCTTTATTGTCTTGCTGTATCGTCATAATCTGTTGTTGCATATTTTCTTGGTTAGCCTGTAATACTGCTACATCTTTCTCAATCCCTGTAATATAGACAACCGCAGCTAATATAATTGCTGCTGTGGTTGCTAGGTGACTGATGCTTATTGCTTTGCTTAAATGCCATCTCTCGCTCATAATAATCCTTATTTGTTTAAACCAAATGCACTACCTGTAAGTATTGCACCAAAGGCTAAGTGAAAAATCCCACCCCCCATCAAAGTGAAAGGTGAGTGCTGTCCTGTCAGTTTCTTCATCAATTCCATCTGTACTAATGTGTCCTCTGTTGCATTGATTATGTCCATAAATTGACTTATATCTGGTCTATTAAGTCCGTACCATACAGGTACAAATAGAAAATCATAGAAGCAAATTAGCAGGTATATTATTAATGCAGTCCATCTCCATTGCATCGTAGACCTATACAACTTACAGTTAGCATCATTAAAGGAACACTTATCTCTTAATGTTAGTTCCTGTTCCACCACCTATACACAGGGTGGCTCACACATTAAAGCATCAGTACCTATTACCAGTAATACCACAAAGGCGATTACTGCTATTGCTATTGCTATTACCTTCATCTACTTATGTTTGTACTTCAGCCTCTAAAGAGGTATTAAGTGCACTAAAGAAAGCATCCTTGCCGAAGGTTAATTGTTCTAGGTTAAACCTTGATGAATTAATCTTTCTGTCTAAGTCAGATATATGATTGACCATTGCTTTCTGTTCATCACTAAGGTCATCAAAGATATGTTCCTTACCATCTATTACTACTTTTGCTTGTT